ATAAATAACAGTATTTTCTAATTTTAATTCATTCACATCTGATTTAGGATAAAAACCTATAGAAACATCAGAAGATATTTTTATTATACAGTTTTTAGCAGTACACCCGCCAGATGAATTACTGTATATTACAGATGGATTACTCCCCTCGTCAGACCCAGTTCTTTCTATAAGAATTCCATCTATCTCTACTATTTCTTCAATACCTAATCCATAATAATTAGAAGCGTTTAATTCGAGTATAAATTTAGAAGTATCCCACTTACCGTCGTTCTTTGCATCCCCGATTGCTTTAATAAGAACCGAATCAGCATTAAAATCATCAATACGCACGGTTGATGTTTCTTGTAGTGGAGATGACCAAGAACCAATCACTTCTAAAACTTCACGATTCCCGGCAGATGAATTTCCATCACGATCCGCTTCCCATGCCGATAACGAAGTAAATCCGCCACCGGTGTAGTGCGAGTCTCTTTCGGATTCTTGATATAGTGCTGAAAATACATCTGCCATTAAACCGTATACTCCAAAATAAGTTCAAATGTCATATTTTTAGGAGTTCCAGAAACAGCCGTAACTATTGGTTGTATCATATCGCCATCAGATAATGTTTGATCTGATGGATTGGTTAATGTTGTTGTAGTAGTTACAGAAATTCCGGTAAAACCAGTAAGATCGCTACCATTTTTTTGAACTTTTACAGTTGCCGAAGTTCCAGAATTAATTCTATGTCTTACTGAGATTAATTTAACTGTTTGTCCAGCCGGCGCAATTACAAAAAACGGTGGTAAATAATCGGTATCGCCAGACGGTACTTTTATCTCACCCATAGGGGTGTATGGATATGGAAGAATTATTGTTTTTGATAAACCATCTGCATAAGCTTTAACTGCTTTTTCTGTAGGTACAGCATCATCAGAATTACCGGACAAAGTACCATCGGTTGAAAATTCAGTTACACTTGTACCTGATTCAAGTTTTATTTTTATAAATGTAGATTCCGGGCTTTGTTCTTTCAACTTTCGCCGTCCTTTAAATTTATATTATCACTACTGTATATTGGTTGTTTGTTGGGATTATGCCAAAAGAAACCGTAATTGTATCAACGCTAGTTCTCTCTACTTTTGTATATATATCTTCATATGGAGTAGCTGTTTCATAAATATTAACAGTAACGCTTCTAGTGTTTTTATTATGAGTGATAACAAAACTATTATTTGTTCCATCTCCAATAGTAAATTCAGATCTAGTTAACGCGCCAGCATGAGTATGATTACCAACAGCAACCTGATTACTACCAGTACCAATATCACCATTAGTATTAAGATTTTCAAACGTAACCCCGCTCGCCTGAATTGCATCTGATGGAGCATGAGCGCTTTGTGAATGATCATATGCTGTTTTTCCACGATCACCCCTATAAGCAGTAGAAGATGTTTCTCCTAAAGCAAGACTAGTTGAAATTTCTATATAAGCGCTCCCAGACCAACGATACGTTTTATTATCATCAAGCGTTACATATATCTTACCAGTTTCACCGGTACCCGGCAAATTAGCAAAATCTGTAGCTTCAACAACATCATCGACAAAACTTGGTAACTGAGAACTAGGCACCACACCAGAAGAATCTAATTCTGCTACCCCTGAATTAGCGCCTTTCTGAGACAAAGGAATCTGTGCGTCATTAGTTACATTTCCCAAACCAATATCTGATTTTGTAGTATTATGAGGATTTGATGTAGTAACATGATCATAAGCCCAATTACTTGATATTGGTGCTGTTGTAACACCATTAACAGGAGTATCATCAACATCTGCTTGTTTTAATATTGTAACATCTGCATTTTCTTTTCCAGATAAACCAGAGTTTATTTTATTTGCAGACCATAATTCAGTTGTAGATGTACCCGAATCATTTATAATTCTATGCTTAGTAGCTTCATCATCATTTAATGTAGAATGTGCTATTTTACTAGGATCAATATCAATATCAATATCTTTGCCATTAAGAACAACCGTTACTTTATTTGATGCAGATGCTATATTACGAAATTGTAAATCAACACCAGATTTAACATCGAATACACCAACACCATCAACTCCTTGATTTGAACCAGTATTTGCCTCACCACCAGTCCCGGCAATAAAACTAGATTTTGTCATACGTCTATAAATACCAGCACTAGCATCATAAATAAGTATTTCATCAGAATCTGATGTAGTGGTTTCAAGCGATAATCTTACATGAAAATCGTCATCATCATTATAAAAGCTTCTAAACTCTGTACCATTATAACCTTTATGAGCATTGTCTGCGGTATTATAATAACCTTGACCAATAACAGGTGAACTTGGATCTGATGCAAGGTTTTGCCATCTAAAATTTTGAATCTCTAGTTTTGTTAAATTAATTGGATCTGTAAATTTAGGCATAATAGCCTCCTAATTAAAATAAGCCTTTCCCGAAACAGAATAAGCTGAAATTATATCAACATTATTCTGATCTATATATTGTATTTTAGGAATAAATTCCGTACCAGCGCTGTCAACAACATTTACGGCAGGATATTTACCAAGCCCATGACTGACATGCCAAATAGCTTCTGGTGATAATTGATTATGTACATATGTAGCACCGCCGGTAATATTTTTAATCAATAAATCTGAATTTACTTCAATAACGGAATAATTAATTGTTTCTACAGCTACCGTATTATCATTATCATTAATTTCTTGTATATCTATAGTATATACAATGTTTTCTATAACAACAGACACTATACAGTAACCTCTCTTGATAAAGTAACAATGCCATGTAGTATCCTATCAACAACCCCGTTAACGGTCTCTATTTCAAAATCATAAACAGCTTTATCAAAATTCAAAGTAGCTGTTTTTGTGCTAGGTATTTCAATTGTTATCTCACCATTAACACTATCCGATATAGTTGAATATGTGCCTAAGTTCAATATCAATGTCCCACCAGTAAAATCTTTTATAATAGATCTTAAAGAATATCCAGTTAAATCAAGTTTCGTACCATCAGCTTGTTTAATAGTTAATATTCTTTTAAACGTAGAACCTTGTTCTATTGTAAAATCATATTTAGCAGATGCCATAAGTTAATTTACCTTTCACTTATACCCAAAAATACAACGGGCTATAAACCATTTGTTGTATTATAAGTTGAAACACCTTGATCCAACGCCTCAGCAACAGCCTTAGCCGTATCTTGCGGAGAATCAGTGCCTTGTACAACAATTGTTATTCCACCGTTATACTGTATATTACCACCAGTTTTTGCAAGCGCTGGTATTTTGAAATCACTAGGCGCATTGATCAACCTACTATCAAGATCTTTTAAGGATGCCGTATTCTCAGCAATCCTTTCTATATTATCTGAATCTTTTTTTTCATCTTTAGATAACATAGCGCCAATTATACCACCAATAAATGTACCAGCCATAGCACCGGCTGGCCCACCAGTCATACCTATGATTCCACCAAGCGATTGACCAGCACCAACCATATCACCAGTTTTACCCATATTTTTAGCAAACTGGTTACTTATTAATGAAGTAGCTATTCCTGTTCCAGCTAACCCAAGTTGCTGTTCTGGCGTAATCGGTTTTTTATTTTTAAACAAATTAGAGAACCAATTACCAGTTTCTGTTTTTCCTTGTTGCTGAATATTGCTAGTATTAAATCCTAGAACCGGTAATCCATCTGGTCTTAATAAAGATTGTCCAATTATAGAATCTCTGTTAAATCCAAGATTAGATATATTGGGTTGTTGAAAACTAAGTTTGTTTGAAAATACCGGTAATCCATCTGGTTTTAATAAAGATTGTCCAATTATAGAATCTCCATTAAGATATCCAGATAACGTTCTGTTTAAAGCATCGACACTACTAGTTAATAATAATAATTTATTGGTATTTTCAGTTGTCGCTGTTTGTAACAATGCCTCCGGTTTTTTAACATTGGTACCTAAAATAAATTGACCAAAAGCATTGTCTTTATTTCCAGCTTTTAAAACATCAATTGCGGCATTCATTCTTGTTTGAATAATGTTTTTACCTAATCCAGACAAATAATTTCTAAAACCAGAATCAAAATACTTTGACTTATCAAATCTGAAATTTTGTGTTGTGCTTAAAAAATCAACAGTAGCGCTAGTAAACATTTGAGTAACTTGCTGTGCGGCCTGAAGTTTAATATTCATATCCGTTAAAGAATAATTTAAGTTTTCAACGGCAATAGCATTTTTTTCACGCTGCTCTAAAATTTTTATTCCAGCTATATATTCATCGTCACTACTTTTATATAAATCGCTAAGTCTTTTTTCTTCTATTTTTGTTAAAACTTTATATTCTTCACCTATATTGATTAATGCTGTTTTATGTAATTCTAAAGCATCAACACTTTTATTTCCTGTACCAAACATTGTCGTTGCTTTTGTTCTGGCACTAGCTATGTTTTTTTGTAAATCAGGTGCGAGATCTAATAGTTTTATCTCAAAACTCTTTTTTATAACAACATTTTTTAATTCAGATAAAGCTGTTGTTAATGCTGTAATACCACCTTGTTTTAAAGCAAGTTCAAGTGTTTTTGATTGATTTTTATTAAAACTAACACCTAAAAGCTTTCCTATATCAGCAACAACGCCCGTATAATCACTAGCATTTAAATCTCTTTTACCCTCAACTATCTTCATTACATTTGTTAAACGAGCCAACTCACCTTTAAGTTTAAACCAGTCCTTAGCATAATCAGCCTTTATCTCATCAGACTTTCCAGCATATTGCTGTTTTGCAAACTTAGCATATGCTGTTTTATCATTTAACCTAATACCACGTGCTTCACCCTCTTTTTGAAGTCTAGAAAACTCAGATAATATACCCTTATCAGCTTTCTTCATTTCAGCTTCAAGTATACCTAATCTAGACCGAGCTTTTTCTTGTTTTGTAACAAGACTAGTTGACACTGAATTTAATGTATTAGCGTAATCTCTTAAAGCTTTTAATTGCTCTTTTTCCTTAAATATACCAACACCAGTATTAAATCTATTGTCAGACTTAAATTCAATATCCTTTAATTTCTTTTTAAAATCAACAGTAGCTCCATAAATCGGATCTTTAAGATTCTTTAAAGCATTAGCAAGACTACTAAGCTCTGCCTCAAAGTTTTTAAAACTATCTTTAAAATTATAACCAAGAGCTTCTAATTGTTTTTTAAATTTTTTAAACCCCGGAACATTAGCATATATAGAATCTACAAATTTTTCCATAGCAGGATCAAAACGTTCCTTAAACTTAGCTATAATATCTACTTCTTCTTTTAATTGAGCGCCGGGAACCTTACTTATACCGGCCTCACCAACAGCTTGAGGAGATCTTTTTATAAATATATTTTTTAATACTTTATCTATCACAGAATCTAATTGATCACCATTTAATTTATTGAGTTCTTCAAAAGCTTTTTTCTCATTTATAAACATACTAGTTCTAGAGGCTATACCCATAGTCCTAATAGGTTTAACAGCCAACTTATCGCTTTTTTCTTTATCAATAGACGAAGCCAATATATTTAATACACCAAAAAGCTGATCTTTTGTTTTCGATGTAATTTGTTTATTATAATTTTCTTTTGCAGATTGAACAAAACCATCAATCAAAGTAATAGCAAGAGAACCACCAGAATTTTTAGCTACCGTATGCATTCTTTTAGATATAATGTCATAAGCGCCACCAGTATCCTTATGTTTCAACGCTTCCTTATACGCAGAAAACTGATCTTTTGATAATCCAGTATCAAAACTACTAAATTTTACCCTATTTTCAAAACCAGCAAATATCTCTTCTTTTTGCTTAAGTAAAGATTCTCTTAATTTTTTAGATGATTTCAATGTTTCGTTGTCAAGATATTTCCAAACGTTAGTTAATATTTCCAATGTTTTATTGTAATCGCCGGCCTCAAAACCCATTTCCTTAAAAGCCGTTTGTAATTGGTGAATATATCTAATAGCATCATCGGCATATTTTCCATCACTTGTTTTTTTATTTATTCTATCAGCAATACTAAGAAATCCTTCATTTATTTTAGTTCCTTTTAGTTTGCCTTTTAATAGTAATGTTTCTTTCTCGGAATAACTTAATGTTTTTATATAATCCTTAATAGAGATTCCTGATCTATCAGCAGCTTTTTTAACAGCTTCTAAATCTTTGGTCATACCAAAGAATGCTTTAGATGCCTCTGATCCAATATTTACATCAGGTGTTTTGTATTCTGGCTTCCCTTCAATACCACTCCAAATTGCTTTTCCAAGAGCAATTATACCAGTAAGACCAAGATTTATAATTGTCATTATAGCCGTCATTTTCAGTATATTACCAGCAATACTACCTATAGATTGTGTTAATGCAGCAGTTTTTAATAGACTTGTACCCGACTTAATATCTTTGGTTTTGGTTACATCTATACCAAAAGCACCCTGAAAACCTGCGGAAAGACCACGTTTAGCAACTGTATAATTTTTTCTAAGAATATTAGCTTCTTTACTTAAACCTTTTATACCAGATTGTTGTGAGGCTAATAGAGCAGAACTGGCTTGAGCCATATTAAACCGCATTAATGCGTTTTCACCTTGCTTTGCTGCAATCTTACGATCCAATTTCAATTTTTCTATATCTTTAGTTAATACCTCTTTTTTTAGCGCACGTTCTGTTGTCAAACCCAGCGCATAATCAGTGCCAGTAGCAGTGCCAGACTTAGGAATAGGAGAACCATACTCAGAAGCCCTTACACCAAAATCAGACATAGACTGATACATTAAGTTTCTACCAACTGTTCTTCCTAAAGCTCCAGCACCTAACGCAATAACAGTAGCTGGTAAAGCACCGGTCATTTCTTTACCAATACTAGTTTTACTTAGCTTTGCAAGTTGCTCCCCTAAATAAGAAATACCATCAACACTAAGTTTTAATGCAGGTATAAAAGATTGTTCTAATGCATTTGAACCAAAATCGGTAAAAACAATACCAAGTTTTTCAAGTTTTTTAATTAAAGTATTTTGCACTAATTCATTGGCTTTAGCCGCATCATTATAAGCATATAATGATTTCATCCTAGCGGCTTCGGCAGTATTCCATTGATCCATTAAAGCCAAAACATCTTTGTACTTTCTAATACCACCAATTTGTTTAGCTATATCAATCTTTTGCTCTTTACCAAGATCTAACGCCGCTATCTGCGACATCAACCCCCTGTAACTAGCTGTATGACCAGTACCTTCTGATATTGTTTTTATACCATATTTACTTTCAAGATATTTTAATGTTTCTGGTTTATTAATTCTAGCAATCTGAGTTTTTAATGAAGTACCAACAACATTACCGGATTCCCTTGTAACCTGACCAATTGCTGTTATCATGCCAAATACAGTACCAATATCATCACCCATAAGAGACGCTGTTTTACCAACAACTAAGAAGCCTCTGGCTAAACTAGCAGCGGTAATAGCAAAATTAGCCTGAACTCTCATGATACCGTCCATAATACCAACAGTACGTTCGGCTTCTATATTATATGATTTTGTAATACTGGTTAAAAATTCAACAGACTGAGCAGCCTCCAGATTAGCAGAATTGACACCCATTAAAGCAGATCTTGTTAATGCCGCTACTTCTAAATAATTTTTACCCTGCTGCGCCCAAACAGTAGCAACTTGCGCTGTTTTGTCAATTGCAACAGAATATTCTTTAGCTGTTTTAAATAAGTTTTCTCTTACTTTCTTAAAAGGAGTATCATCAGACATTACTTTATGAAGCTCAACCATAGACATTTCAAGTTTATTCGTTGCTTGGAATACCTGTCTTATCTTAGCAATACTACCAAATAAAATCCCTATTCCTGAACTCCACAATGTAACCCTACGAAACATATCGGCTATATCATTTTTATTCTGAGATGCGGCTAATCTAAATTGCTTATTATATGAATCTAATTGACGCTCAGAATGTTTCCAAGCCCTGCCTATACTTCTTGTATTAGCAGCAGCCGCTTTTTGAGAAGCAGATGTAGAAGTAGTACCCGCTCCAGCTTTCTTATTAAGATCTGCTATTTTTCTTAATGATTCTTCTAGCGCTTTTAATTTTTCACCACCATCAACAATAACGCCAATTACATATTGATTTAATGCTTCCTGAGATTGTCCCTGAGACATTGAAATACCTATTATTTAAATGAATATTTTTTTGTAATTCTTTTCATATATTCAATTATATATTGTTTTACATCGACATCATCTCTATGAATATCTCCATCCAATCTAACAAAATATTCACGCCCTCTAAATCCGGGATTAACTGTTTTTTGGGTTTGAATACCATTTCCTGTTTTACTGCTAAAAAATACTTGATTTCCTGTTCTTACAACAGCTTTAGGTCCAAACGGATTAAACAAACCGGTACCAAACTGTAATACACGCCAAATTTCTATCTTTGCGTTTGTACCAGTTAAACCAGCTAAAGAATTAAGTAAATCAATATTTGCTATACCAACAGCAATATAACCATCCCCCTTTATTGGAGGGCTGGCCTTAATAGCAGATTCAATCTTCTTAGTTATATTGCCTTTTTTATAACCTCCGGGAGTTCTGCGCTGTGCCTCTGTTTGAAGAGCCCAATCATGAGTTACCATACCATTTACAAAATCAGGATCTAGCTCAAACATAGTTCTATTTAAACTATATTCATAAGCTGATGCACCCGTTGATTCATGAAGCCTATCTTTGATATGTTTAATCCATATAACAGAACTTGCGTGATAAAGAACCTTACCAATAGTCTCTATTTCAAACAAATCTCTTCTTAACCCCTGAATTGCTTTAATAGCGCCATTGCCATTTATATTAATTTTAATCAACTATTATCCCGCCTTTACCAATACCGCGATCAACGTGCGGCGTTTTTCTATCTTTATGATAAGCTATTAATTGTCTTACGATATAAGCCTGATAGTTATTAAACCAAATATCAAGTTTTTTATCATTATTGATAATATATTCCTTTGGTCTTTCTATACTATCAAGCTCATATATACTTTCGTAAAACCCAATCCACCTCATAAGAACAAGCTGTTGTTTAGTTAAAACAAAAGCATGTTCTGTTAATGGAAAAAACTTTAGCCCTATTTCTTTTGCTGCTCTCCAGCGGAGACGGGTGTCAGATCTGCGGGAGACTCGGCGAAAAAAGATTCAGCCTCAGAAGAATCACTATTCCAGAAATCAGCGGCTTCACTTAACAATAAAGTAAAATTATTATCACTTAAATCTTTTTCAATATCTTCAACTGTACGCCATAATCGCTTAGAATCATCATAAGTATCGTCGCCCTCATTCCTACAAACGGCAGAAGCAATCCAACCCATATATTGTTTCATTTGAGCTTTTAACTCTATTGTATCTTTAAAAAACATTGTATATGTTTCTGTCATATTAATAAGCTCTTCATGTAACGCTTTCATTCTAACAGCTAAAGCATCGACCTCATTTGTTAAATCAGCTACTACTTTTTTCTTTTTTGCCTTTTCTGCTTTTTCTATTTTTTCAAATAATATATTACGCTCATTAATTAACTCATCAACTTCTAATGACAAATCTGACATTTTACTATCATGTTGCTTAGACCATATGCCTCTGTCTTCAAGTATTTTTAATTGCTCTTCTTTAGTAATATAATCAGGATCTCTTAACAGCCGGCCTCTGGCTTTAACAAATTCATTATTACCATAATTAGCAATCGCTAAAATTGTTTTATCATAAATTCTTATTGAATCTATATTAAATAAGCGCTTAATAAAATGATCATCATTTAGGTAGGCTATTCTATAACCACGAAGAACTTCTTGCAACATAATATCATCTTTTGCGGTATCTGCTTTTTCACTATCAGTTAATAATAATTCTCTACTTTTAACTTCTTTCTCTGTCATGCCTTTTGCAATTTCCATTTTACTCTCCTGTTTAACTTTTGTTTAACCTTTATTTTTTACCTCTATACGTTTTTGCCATACTTTTAAACCAAGTGCTGAAAAAATAAGAACAACAAGCTCTATCGACGGTTTAAATTCAACCAATCTAACTATATGTGAAAACCAATCAGACATATACCCAAACAACAATATATATACAGCAATCCTAAGTCCCGAATATTTATTATTTTCTTTAAATATCTCAAGTATTTTAATTTCTTTTTTCATATTATCTCCTCTATCTATACCCAACAATACAACGGGTATAACAGAAAAAGGGGAAATGTTTTTATACAAATCCCCTTTCTCCGCTCTTATGTTGAAAAATTAATTATGCCGCAGCGTCTGAATATGGATAACCTGTCGGATAAGAACTATTAAGCCTTGTCGATGCAGGGTCTTCACCAACCCACGTCCAATTATCACCCTTTAATGATAACTGTAATTCACCATTACCGCCAACATCTAAACTAAATGGTGATTTAGTAAGTTTTAAACCAGTACAAGTTAATGTTTTTAACAACTTATCTTTGTTATAATCATCAAAAACCCTTACAATAAGCTTTTGTTCAACGCCGATAGAATCCTGAATTTTAATTTCAAGACCAGTCGTATCTCTAGCCGCCCATTCAGAAGCAGTAACACCAAGCATATAAGCCCAATTTTCTAAGTTTTCTTCAAGAACAGTAGCATCAACAGTAAGCTCATGTTTCTCAAAAGGTCTATCAACTACCTCAAAATTACCAATTTCTTTAATACTACCTCTTGTAATAGTCGAATTTACATCAACTGACTGTAGCTTGGTTGTATAAACACCGGGGGTACCAGTAACAATACTTGTCTGAGATAATTCAATTTCAACATAACTACCTTTAATGGCACCAATACCAGAACTATCAAGCTCTGTATAGATAGTACCCGGAGTCGTTTTAACAAAAATTAAACGAATTCTATCACCAGCCACTAATGTAGGAATAGCGGTTTGTAATGTAGTGTCAATTACATTACTATCAGAAGCCCACGTACAATCATCACTAGTACCTGTGGTCGGTCCAACAAAAGGATAAATCTTACCATTAACAGAAACATATTTACCTGTATATAAAGTACCACCAGTATTAGTAGCAGCAACAGTAAATGTATGATCACCGGTCTGCGTTCCAATATTAATAAAAGCTTCTCTATTTTTACCTAAAAATGCTCGATCTGAATTCCCTTTAAATGTAAAATTTTCACTAGCATTACCATCTGTAGAATAAGACCAAGCCACAGACTCTAATCTTGCATTAGGAATCCAAATACTGCGATTAAGCTGACCATCACTATGATTAGCCACCCTTACCAGAATGTCAACATTTTGTTTTTTAAGATCTGAAGACAATACAGTATATTCATTTTTAGTTGCTGAAGAATCATATACTGTAGTAGCATCGGTACCCATCATCTGACATAAAGCATCTACACTACCCCAATCATTTGTATTAATTGTTACCGGATCTGATACATTTGGATCAATAATAGTTTCAACAATACCGCTGTTACCAATTTCCTCAATATCTTCATCGTTTGTTTCCTGATCCCAATTTACAGTCTGTGCTCTCGTAATCACATACTCATCAAAATAAGCCTTTTTATCATAATGCTTAATTACTCCGCTCATTTTTTTCTCCCGTTATTATCATTTTTAACAATAATTAAATTATCTATCTTCTTATTTATTTCCGACATCCCGCTTGTTATAAGCCGTTCTATATTAATTATTTTTTCAGAATTTCTAGTAACATCTATCCTTAATGTATTTGCAAAAACAGCAATAGTATATACAAATGTTATCAAAGCTATTATAGCAGACATAATACCCTTCATGTTAACCCCTAAATACAACGGCCTTTTAAACACTTCTTTTAATTGTTTTTTATTATTTGGTTCAACGTTTTTACTATAGATGTTGTTTTTAGAATTACCATAATGAATCACATCAACGTTGCTTTGATATTTTTCTATAGCATCAATTATAAAAACACCGTTATGAAATATCTTATCATATGATTTATGGCGAAGTTTATCTTCTGCTACCTCTCTATCTTTAGCAATATCTAATTCTAATTTCCCTGATTCTATATCCCTCGCAAACCATTCCTTTATATTAATAACCAATGATGCGTTATTAGAAACAATCAGAACCCTCACAAACCAACCCTCCGTAGTATTTTCCCGGAAAATCCAACCATTCCAGCATACCTAAGCGCTATATTATCCTCCCCTAAACCCGGAACTATTTTTTGTCCAACACCAAAAACTTCCATATCATAAGCCTTAACAGGTGTTGATGTAGGATAACCGGTGGTAGTATAATTATTAATACTTATTATTTTACCACCTATCTTATTAGCGCCATCTGTAAGTGAAGTGTGAAATAAGTCTAGTAAATCATATATTTGACCTTCTGTTATTGCATGAATAAAAAAGTTAATATATAAATCAGTATACTGAGTCCCCCCACCAACCTCGATATAACTACCTTGATTTCTACTTGATATAGTTATTTTACCAGCCGGTAATTTTATAAGACCCTGATTAGCTACATAGTCATTAGGTACAACTATTTTATTATCTTCTGTCCAAGCAGATATAAAAGAAAAATCATAACCCTCAGCAGTAAGTAACGGATCAAAAAAATCCTTTAAACTAAGTATTATATTTCTACTAAGCTTAACGGTTGCCATTTATTTTTCCTCGCCAGCAACATTTATTTTGTCTTTCATTTTATTGTCTATATTATCTGCAACATATCTCAACCAAGTATTTTCTAATCTAAATGATTGATGTCTTACGCTAGCCCGCACTTTATTATAATCAATCTCATCCATATCATATTTAACACCTAGTTCTTCAATTTGCTCAAGAATAATCTTAACTAAAGCAGATCTTGCAATAGAACATTGTCTATATGTAGTCTTTTTCATATTATAACCTATTTGTTTGTAAAATCCATAAAAACGTCTAAAACATATGCATCACCAAGACCACGCGGCTTAGCAGATTTAACAACATATTTTAAACCACTCTTTTCAATAATAACATAATCAGCTTCATCAAAAATTGTCTTTGTTTTATCATCATCAATTATAGCGTCAGAAAGCAAACAAGTAAACATAGCGTCAGCCTGTGGAAAACTACCAATACTTATATTTTCATTTGAATCTGATTGTGATATTGAACTACCATATAAGTCTAAATGTACTTTTCCTGAAACTTCTTTAGTTGGTGGTTCAGCACTAACAACAGAACCAATATTACTAGGATTAGACGAATCCATACCTTCTTGAAAAAAACTATCAAAATCATTATCAACCCCGGTGCGAACTGGCTTATAATGAATTGTAACAATATCTGCTGATTTAACTAAAAAATCTTTTATATTATTTTCCCATATTTTAGCCATAGCAGAAAAATCACTCATAACAATTCAATACCATCATATAAATCAATATTAGTCATACCTAAAGAGCCTATCTTAATAGCGGCCAGAGTATCATCATATTGCTTTTGTAATGATATTAACAAATCAGAAGCAACTTTACCAGCACCAACACTACTAACAGACTCTAAACCAGAGCGCCAATTAACACCAATCTCATTATTGGCTACCTTAGAGCCAGTTTCAGAAATATGTATATCAATTAATGTTTTATATACGTACAACAAACTACTTTCATTACTTGGTTCTGTATTAAACACAAGATCATGATTCGATATATCATACGTTATACCAGACGGGAAATCTATTGATTCTACATGAACAACAGCAGATCTTAAAAACTTTTTAATACGATCTGGATTTAAAGTGGAACCAGTCGCCTGATCCCACTTAATCTGAATTAATTCAACAATCTGAGCAATGTCCACCATTACCCCTTATCTTCTGATTTGTTAAAAATAATTTCTTCAATATATGCAATAATAGCATTAATACTAGTTAAGTGTTTACCTTGATACTTACTTTCAAGACTTTTTGCATAAGCATACACTTTACTTAATGCTAATTCGTTTTTAGCAATACTATCAATATATGTAGTAATTTTTTCAGTAGAACCAGAATCAAAAACAGTTTTTATTTCTTTCGGCATTGCAGCAGCAGCAATAAATTCATCAGGTAGTTCTATATCGTCAAACAATACACCCGGAGAAATAACCCCACCAGCATTATTGTCCATAACAGCAAATCCCGACAAAAATGTTTTGTTTCTATTAGCAATATAATAAGCCATCCAATAATTAGGAATAACAGCAGTTTTACCAGACTTTAAAAAGATACCTTTATTTGCATCTTCAGGCATTCCGCTACCTGCTTCTGGTGCTGGTAGCCAAATATCACCATCACAAGTAGATCTAACACCAACAAATTTCGCAGAGGATTCCGCTTTAGAAGCTCGTTTTAAAAGTTTTTTATTTTCCGCCACAAGAGCATTGAGCTGATCTTTTAAGTTAGGCACCATATCAGCAATATCAGATTTGGTTTTTAGCTTTTCCTGATTAGATATAAGAGTATTTAATTTTTTAGTAAGTTCTAAATTTTGTTTTTTTAAAAGTTCGATCTCATTTGAATTGGTCTTACTTTTTTCTTTAGCTTGAGCATTTTTTTTTGGCATAATCATTCTCCTATTAGTAAGTGGGGATGTTTTTATACACCCCCACGCTTTATAACCACAACAACTTTATTATATTGTGTTAGATATTATAAATTTTGTTTCCATATTGCAATTTCCAAACAGCAGCACCATCTTCATATTCAAAAATCATATGAAGCATACCAGTCGCCGGCTCTACCCAAGCTCGTTTAGTAATCGGCGTTACTTCCACAAACCGGTTAAAACTTTTTTCAGCAGAAAGAACAAATACATTAGCAGTACCAAAAGGTTCTAAACCATATACCTCATCTTTAACATAACTCAAACGAATAATATTAGCACCTCTGTAATAACTTAGGAAACCCTGACGACGAACTTCTTCAAGAGCAGCATCAGACAAACCACCAGTAGTAGAGCTGCCAACAAAATCAGAAATAGGCGCAACTACTTTACCACGACCAATTAACGTAATACTTCCACCTTCGTAATCAGCAACTTTGTCAATAGCTGTGTTTACGGGGACTTGAGCCAAAGAACCACCACCACCATTATCGGTAGTATACGTAGTACCATTGACATAAGCAGTATTCAAAGTATTGTAAGCCAGCGCAATTTTATCACGCAAAATAGCCTGAGTAGCATTAAATACCAAATCAGCAGTAGTGTAACGACCCGTCTTCAATTGTTCTACCGGAATTTCTAAATGTACAGCAGAAGGAGCTGTATCAACCGTATAGGTCTTATGTTTCAGACTAGAAACCCGACGAACAGCACCATAAGTAAAACCATATACTTTAGCACCTTCAATTTCATGAGCTTCAACCTTTTTACCCATTTCGCCTTTTGTTTTATTAAACATCGTAGGTATAGGATCGTATACTTTAACACCACGTTTTACTTTCTCAAGTACCGTTTGAGCTATCTCTTGTATCTTATCAATAGCGGCAGAATTCATATTGTTATAATCAATGCCCGCAAAATCATTTCTAGTTTTTTCGATCTGACCATCATGAAACGCGGCTGCCGTAGCAAAGATTTTTGCTTTTTCCTGATTTAATACACCTGCTTCACTAGTCAGAAAAATCTCACGATAATCAAACTGATTGCGGAGCGAAGTATTAAGACTGCGAATAATTTCCACTTTTATTCTCCTAAAATATTATTATTATTATTATTTATTATTTATTAAGAAACCGCATCAGTCGAATCAACAGTACGATAAAAAATGATACTGTTTTCAAGATTCATAAATTCAGCAACGGTAATAGCTCCAGTCGGTGCATCAGCAGCAGCAACAGAAGTAAGATACCCACTAGCATTTACACACAAAGCATCACCAAAACTAAGATTACCCCATATAGTAGTTGTAGATTTGGTGTACAAAATATCATCCTCAACTTCAACACCAGCGGCCTTTACAAAAACTACACGTTCACCAGCGGCAATAGCATAATGATCTGATTCGGCTCCATCTTTATCAACGGGATAATTCATAATAATACCTAACTTATCAGAATCTTTACCAGCCTCAGAAACAGAATTTACAGGAGAAATCTCAATTTCACCATCACTATTGTAACCAGCTTCAAAACCCCACATTCCCTGTTCGGCAGCTTCCGAACCAAGAATACGAGAATGCTTGTCTTGTTCTTTAATATTTACAAAATTAATCACTTGTTATACCTCCGTAACATTTACTTGTTTTTAAAATTATTTATTATTCCCAATCTGCCGGAATTTTATCTTTCTCATTACCTGTGGCTTTAGAAGGAACTACCGCAGCATTAGCAGAGGCAATTACCAATCCAGAAGGTTTTGCGTCAACAGATTTTACTTCTTTACCAAACAAAGCAAGAAAACGGTCAAAATCTTCTTTTTTATCAGAAATAATACCATTTTCTTCTAATGAAGCAGAATACATCTTAGTATAATGTTCAAGAGAATCTTTATCATCAATCAACTCAGCTAAAACAGTTTCCCTGTCTTTATTGATAGCGTCAACCTCAGCCTGTTTAATATCATTAACCTCTTTAACAGTGGCTTCATATTTAGCGGATAAATCAGTTACTTCTTTTTTAGAAGCCTCTAATTCTTCTTTAGCTGTTTTTAAACTATCTTTAACAGTTTCAAGTTCTTTATTAGCAACCTCTAAATCATTACTAAGTTTTCCAAGATCCGCTTTTGCTGTCTCAAGCTCCTTATTAACCTCACTAGTTTTAGCAGAGGTTTTAAGATTAGCAATCTCAGTATCCCTCTTTTCTAAATCCTTAGTAAGAGTTTTAATCTGTTCCTGTAAAGCTAAAATTTTTTCATCCATTTCTACATCCTTTACGTTATTGTCTACGATTTGTTTGTTTGAACTTTGTGCCAATGCTAATAACCCAGCATTATCATCTGCCGGATCAGCGTCTGGCGGTATAATTGAATTAGCCATAAACTGGGGATTAACAAGAACCCTTGATCCATTAACCATATCAACATCATCTGCACCACAAGCCATTGAAAACTTTAATATTCCTTTACTAGCCCACTTCCTTATATTCTCAGCCTCCCAAGGAAATAACCAAGAGTAAAAAACAGAATAAACAACAATATGCTTAACCTGTTGATTACCATCCATCCCGCCAATAACTATTTCATCTTCCTTAATTTCAGCAGAAAATGTATTACCCATAGGAACAAAATTGTGTCGCCAGTCTAAAATAGCTGGTTGCGTACTGCCTAACTGTCCCGAATTAACGGCATTAACAAGATCTTCGGCTTTAAAAGCAACTCCGTTTTTATTAACATATGGCAAAGAAGTACAAAGAACAGATTTTAAAATAACAAAATCTTCTGGTTTATTATTTTGAACATCAAGTTTTTCGGCTATATGCATAAATTCTTCGGTGTTTTTACTAGGATCTATTACAGTAGCCTCAGACTCTAAAAAAACTTTATACCCGAATTTATCATATCTAGCTTTATAAGCTTCTGATAATTTATTTAAATCAACTGTCATGTAACATACCTCAAAATGTGCCCTCTACCTATACCCAAAAATACAACGGGTAAACATAAATTATTTGTACTATTTTGTTAAATAATGTAATATTCCGTTAAAAAGACCGTCTACGAACCCGGATCTAAACATATTATCATTTAATCTTACCTCCTCATCTTCATTACTTATAAATCCAACTTCCAATAAAACAGCGGGAATTTTAGTTTTTTGTGATAAATCTCTCAAAACCTGATAATTACCAAATCTCACACCAGTCCACTTTGAAGGTGTTTTATTGTGTTTTTTGTTAATATATCCTATTAATGTATTAGCAAGTTTAATATCCTTTATATCATCATAATAATATATTTGAGTTCCATTTGGTTGATCAGATGTAAAAGAATTCATATGTATTGATATAAATATATCTGCTTTTTTATCAATTGCTATTTTAGATCTTGTTGATAAATGAATATAAGAATCATTATGTCTAGTAAGCACAGGCATAAACCTAGTATCTAACATCATTCTATCTCTTAAAGCTCTGGCATATTTTAGATTAAGTTCTTTTTCAAGAGAAATATCACCAGAAGCGCCATAATCATTACCACCATGACCGGGATCAATTACAACCAAATATTGTTTAAAGTCTGACATTATTTTCCCTGCCTCCCAGAATCTGGATCACTTGTATTGTTATTACGCCCATCATTGCCCTCTCCATCGCCAGTACCATCGGGACGACCAGCGGGTTGTTTTGAATACGGTACTATATTAATAGGCAGTTTTTCCCTCAAACCCTCTTCTTTTTCAGCGATTAATTCATCTATCACCTTATCACCATCATGACCTAATAAATATAATGATCTACGAATTGGTAATAAATTCTTTTCGTATGTATTTAACACAACATTTTTAACTTTATCTTTAGACATAAGCCCTAAGAACATAAAATGAAACTCAGGGAAACTATCTTTGTAATTATTTTGAATAGCTATCTGCCGCATTTTTTTATTAATCCACTTACTTATTAAGATGTGAAACCTTTCAAGTTGAGCCTCTATTTTAATAAATGCAGTTTCACCATCACTTGATTTATTACCAGACCCGGAATATCCTGTTAATATTTCAGGCACACCTAAAGCCTGTAGTATATCTCTATCAGCAGAATCATAACGATCTTTAAAACTTAAAACATTGTTTTCGCTAGATTTTAATTCTTCTGTAGAAATATCAGAACCACCCCATACCATTAACGAATGAGTTTTTAGTTTTTTCAATGCTGAAATCGCTAACAATACTCTCTTATTATCTGGTATATGTAATTTAGAAGCAGGGTCATCACTACCAATCTTAACAATCCATAATCTTTGTATTAATCCTTGAATTGTACTATTATCAAGAGCTCGTAATCTATGCTTATAAGCAAGGGCTGGAAAACAACGTGTTGTATATGGTGTACCCCATGCAGTAAGATCATTATTTCTACTAGATAAATGTGTTGTTAATTTTGACGGCAATAGAAACTTATCACCACCAGCTTTAATTGTTTTTTGTATTTCAACAGGCACTGAATTAAGTAAAGCTTTTTCTTGCTCTGAGCCTGATGGCGATTTTACAACAGCAATTATTTCATCTGGAATTTCAGCATAAATAACCTCGCGCCCCATTCTAGCTAAAAACTCATCTGTAGACAGATGTAATACATCATGTTGTAAAAATCTAGTTGGCAAATTTCTTTTAGCTGCTACTACAGGCACATCTATATTTTCCCAAGTTTCAGTAGCAACATAATCAGCATCAATTAAAATTCCATACAACATATTAATTATAAGTCTTTCTATCCCACCATTTGAACCAACAAAAGAATCTTCTTTTAAACCAGTGTCAACTATTTCCGCATCACCAATAGCATTAACGTTTTCAAGCCAATACTTTAATATTTTTTTTAACTCAGGGTTCTTTTCTTCAACCCACCAACCTGACAAAGAAGCAAGTTCTACAATAGCCTGTAAAGCAGTACCAATAATCCCCTCGTTTTTAGCCGCTTTTCTCGAAAGTTCAATTATTTTCTTTCTATTATTATTTGTCTCTGAATAATCCTTTGCATCAGAAAGATAATCAACACTACCATCGGTTTTAGGAATAGTACCAGCAGTATAAAAATCACCTTGCTTTGATATATGCCATTCAATACTATCGTTCTCACCAACAATCATTTTTCCAGATACACCATCTGGATTTAAGTAGACATCATCAATTTTGGCATTTTCACACTCATTGATTATCTCTTCTGCAATATCCTTACGCTCTGATAATGTTAATTCTACAATGCTTTGCTCAAAACCATCTTGCTTCATATAAACCTCTTGATTCTTAAATATTCATTGTTGGAGCAATAGTAGCTACATCAGTACTATCTCCGGGTAATTCAATATCATATAATAATTTCAAAACAGCGCCATACCCATATATAATAGAAGAATATAAATCTTTTTTCTGTTTTTTAGGATTTTCTGTATAAAAATGAATCCAATTTTTAGTAGGTCTTGTTTTAATCATTCTAAACTGCCTAGCAGCAATAGATATAAAATCCTGAACATCAGCAACTGAATCTTCTAATGTACTTGTATCATCCCCACCGGCAAATAACAATAAACCAGATTTAAACGCAGTCCTTACACTACCATTAACCCTAGTATTATCTTCATCTGTATATGTTACAAGCCTCAACCTATCATTAGCACTTGTATCACCAACCAAAGTAGCTATCCCATTTTCACCATCATCGTCTGGATCAAATAGTATTTCAGCATTAACCTTACCGTCCTTAACAACATGATATAATTGATCTCTTACACCACTACCACCACCACGCTTATCCATCGCAACTAATAATATATTTGGAAACATATCCAATATTTCATATATCTTTATTGCAGCGTCAGGATCATGCATATTTCTTTCCTGATAAGCCCAAATAATATTAGAAAAATCAGTATGACCTTCCTGAGTAATTGGGTTCCAATCCTGTTCCGCAAGTTGACCTATTCTAATTATAGTAAATGTTGTAAAATCATCTTCCCTCGCACAATCAATACCTAATACACACGGATCATTAGTTTCTAATAAAGGCCTAAGAAACTGTGTTGCGGATTTTGCTTTTTCTTCATTTTTCTCATCAGTAAACCAAGTATCAGAAAGAACCTGTTTGTTAGTAACAGAATTCATTAACTCATGAGAATAATAATCTCCTGTTGCTCTCATAGCAACACACAAATGTTCAGAACGCCAAGACTCATAATCTGTTGTTAATTTATTTGCAGCAGCCTCAATATCATCTACCTTAATACCATAGGGTGTTTTCCAGAACTTAAGATTCTGATGAAACACCTCTGATGAATATTTAAATTCTTCATCCGGTTGTGCAATATCAAAAGCATCTGGATAAATAAATTTAACAACTAAATATCGATCATCACCTTTTTCCATCTGTCTAAGATATTCTTCATATTCTAAAGTATAATCATCCTCTGCATATTCTAAAGTACCAGAATCGATATTTAAATTCTCAAAGTCCCCAGCTTGAGTCACAACATTGTAATCAATAATAGAAAAAGGCTTAATAACCTTTTCTTTAATTTCCTTTTTTAAATCTTTACGCTCATCAACATAAGTTATATTAGCTCTAAAACCACGAATAGCATCACCCTTTGTCCCTATAGGCGCAGTGGCTATCACAGAACCATTTTTCATAGGAATAGTCCACATTTCAGGGTTTTTACGAATAACTGAACTGGTCATTTTTCTATTACCAGTATCCATCATCTTTAAAGCAAACTTTTTTTCTTCCTGACCATCAAGTTCACCCTTAATTATTCTTTCAACTTCTTCAATTATAAATTTACCTTGTCTAAAACCACCAGAACCTAACATTAATATTTTCATTCTAGGATAAAGCATTGCGGTTAAAATAGCATGTAATGCCTCTCCAAATGTCTTAGACATACCACGGCCAAATAATCTAATAATATCTTTAGCCGTAGAATTCCAAGTCAACCTTAAATCAAGTCTTTGGTGTGGTGCTAACCTTATACCAAGTAAATCCCTTACAGCAAGAACGGGATGATTCCTATAAAACAAAAGAATTTTAGGATATAATAATAATTCATCCCTTGTTTTTTTAATCTCCAACATTAACAACAACACCTTGTTTTTTAAGCCAAATATCAAGGTTTTCTATATTAAGCTTTTTATTTTCGATTTCACCACCATATAATCTTCTCACATATGACATACCAACAAATTCAGGTAACGATCCCCTGTGAACAGCATTGCTAATTAGCGACAATTCTTCTATTTTATACTCTTTGTCAATATCAATGAACTCAAGCTTAGTTTTTTTATATATTTCTATTAATTCATCGATTGTACCCTGTCGATCTTTTGCTTCTTGGTTAACACGCTGCTTACCACTAACCCCCAAAGCATCGGATAATTTTATTATCTCCTCGGTAAGAAATTTTGTTATATCTACATTCTCATAATCTTTTTCATTCATAACATACATAAAAGCCAAGCGGTTCATCATCAACGTATCTACAATACTAGACTTTATAGGGAAGTCATTTAAAAAATCTTCCTTAAATTGTTCCATTTTAACTTTATCGGAAACAGATAACTCTGATGGATGTGGTGGTTTGGGTGACGAACCAGAGCTACTATCACTTTTAAGCGTAAATTTTTCCTTTAATTTTATACTAGTTTTTTTAGTATTTCCAGCAATAATTCTTTTGTTATCTATATCGTACTTATAAACCTTTAACCGTTTTCGTAAAACCTCATACCAGTCATCCTGTGGTAAACCCGGCGCTTTTTTCCAAACACTGCCATCTTTTCTAAAACCAGACATACACACATCTAACACTTCACGACAATGTTGTTCGGTAGATTTCTCAGTCTCACAACCTTTAATTTGACCTATAAAAGCCAAAACCATTTTATTTAAAACCCTGTCATAACTAGCCTTATCGGGAAAGCTTATTCTTCTTATATTAGCAACTCTTTTATCTGCTAATGAAACCGGATCAATACCCATTATACAAAAACCTCAACACCTTTTATTTTTTTATTACTTGCCATAAACACCTTCTTATAACAAGTCTTATGATATTTTTTACCTAAATATAATATAAAACTTGATTTTTCAATAGGTTCTTTACATTTACTACATATAATTTTAGACATTTAAACCTCCATTTAAAATACTACCTCTGTTATTACCCAATAATACAACGGGCAAAAAACTATTTATTTAATATTTTCTTTAATTTTATTATAGCACGACGATGTTTTCCAGAAACCGCTTGTTGTGATATACCCTGAACAACGGCTATTCTTTCCTGAGTCCACCCATGTTGATACATTAATACAATTACCTGAAACTGATCTTTAGTTAAGTATTTCCTTGCAGCCGCTTTTACATAAGACCAATTAGCGTATTTATGTCTTGTATAAACAATATCTGTATCATTGTATGGATATTGCTCAAGCTCTTTTCTAGGTACATGTATTTCCATAAAAGCATATGTTGCCATCTATATCCCCTAAAACAAAAAAAACCCCTGAATCATAAGAAACAGGGGTTTGGTTATTCCAATACCTCTATATTAACATATTATTAATATTACTACACCAAATTAAACCTTAATAGATTCGTTTACATTGCAATCTATTTTAGCGATCTCACCATCTTTCATAGTAACAACAAAAGTAAATCTCCCATATAAATAAACATCGTTCTCTTCATCAAAAAATTGATCAAGCCTTTCTTGGAATATCCTTAAAATATCTCTTTTGTTTTTCTCAACACCCAAAACTATTCCCCCGCAGAATTTTCCTGTTCAATTTCTATGGATTCCAAATAAGACATTAAAACATCTAATTTTTTATACAAATCAACTATTTCTAAATCATTTTGAAGATGAAAATCAAAAATAGCATCGTCTAAAGCTGTTTCGCTATCATGTTTTGGTATACCGTTTCCAACAACATCACGAACTATTTCTACTGACACACCACCAAGCTGTTTTATCAATTCTAATTCATTAGGAAACCTTACATCAGTAATAACCCAATTAGTATCAGGCTCTCCTAATATCTGTTGTTTTACTAAATCAACCCAATAATTTTCGTTTTCCACACGACGATAATTCGTACCCCATAATTGTAATAATACCCTATCTTTTTTAGGTCTACCATATTTTTGAAAAATAATATCACCTGTTATATAATCCACACAGTCTTTATTTTCTAAAATATAATCAACAAACACTTCTTTTATTTTACTATCTACAATAAGTTTCATATTTCCGGGGTTGTCATATAAATATAATTCTTTTTTATCAATATTATAATTTATTAAAAGTCTGTTATATTCACCAACCTCTGATTTTAAAGCCTCTGCAAAACTTATTTTTTTGAAGCCATACTTCTCGATAAGATAATCAGCACTTGTATCTTTACCAGTTCTCATTTTATAACCAAAACCAATAATCATAATTTAAAACCCTCTATTTTTTGTATACCTTCAAACTTTCCAGATGACGCTAATTCAAAAAATATACCAACAATTTTAGGATCAAACATTTTGCTGGAATTTCTTGCTATATAATCAGCAGCATCCTGCATAGGCCATGCAGTTCTATATGGCCTATTATCAGTTAATGAATCAAATACATCTGCTATTGCTATTATTCTGGCATACAAATGAATCTTTTTACCTTTAAGCCCATCTGGATAACCACTACCATCAAAATACTCATGATGCTGTCTGGCTATCATAGCCTCAGTAGATAAATACCTACCGGTTAATATTAATTCACCTATTTCTGAATGACGTTTTACTTCATTATATTCTTTTTTTGTTAGTTTTCGTTTTGCCATGATAATCTTCGGATCAACACCAAGCTTACCAATATCATGGAGTAATGCAGATCTCCACAAGCTAGACAAATCACCAGCAGGTAGTTTCATTGCAGAACCTATTATATTAGCATATCCCGCCACCCTATCTGAATGATTTGTTGTATATGTACTCTTTTCAGTTATCTTTATTATTCTCAACATATAAACAATAAGATTGTTTCTTATTAAATCAATCGATTCCCTACTAGCCATTATTTTCCACCAACAATATTATTATGTGCAGATAAAACACTTACACCAACATCAATAGCATGTTGTAAAACAATACATCTGTCATTTGTATTATTAAAATCTTCCTGAGCATTTATTATCTTTTTCTTAGTTATATTAATTTGATCATCAACTTTTTTTAACTCCTCTGCATAAACAACTTCTTCTATATATGCAGTCAATGTATCTAAATTCTTTTTCACTTGATTAGGATATGTATCAGTATTAAGTAAACCTGTTTTTATAATAGAAGCCCTTGACTTTTTAAAGAACGATAATCTTTCTTTTAATATGCTTAACTCATGCTGTTGCGATGCCTTAAATTGTATAATTTGAGTCAAATAATTTATTTTACTAAATAACTTCTGCGGCAATGTTTTATTTATTTCTATAGTATTACCAGATAGAAAACTAGCCGGAAATTCAAATTCCGATAAATCTGACCACTTTGGATCTTTATCAATAAATTCAGCCATAACAACCTTCTTTATTAAAAACAGCGGCATATTATACCGCTGTTTTTTTGTTCAGTTTACAATATTAAAACGGCAAATCATCGTCTGATACATCTATTACCGGTGCTTGCTGTACCTGAGAAGCTACGGGCGGTACTTGCTGTGCTTGAGGGGCTACGGGCGGTACTTGCTGTGCTTGAGGGGCTACGGGCGGTACTTGCTGTGCCTGAGAAGCTACGGGCGGTGCTTGCTGTACTTGAGGGGCTGCGCCGGCTATCTGTTCGGGTTTCGGCCCAACCATCTGTAATTCATTGGCAATAACTTCTGTCCTATATCTTTTCTGACCAGTATTTTTATCATCCCAACTACTAGTCTGAAGCCGGCCTTCAACATAAACCAAACCACCCTTTTTAATATATTCGCCAACAAATTCTGCTGTTTTGCCAAACGCTTTAATACTGTGCCATTCGGTTTGTTGTTCCCACTCCCCCGCAGCATTTTTTTTGTTATGGTTGGTAGCAATTGTAATATCAGCAATTGCAGTGCCGCTCGGTGCGTATCGCATTTCCGGATCTTTACCAACTCTACCTAATAAAATAGTTTTGTTCACTGTTCCTCTTGACATAATTACCTCTTTCTTTTTGTGTTTTACTATTCAGCTAAACCTTCAATTAATTGTTTTAAACTTTTTAACTATGAATATAATATATTTAAACATATAAAGCAAATTAAAAAGCATCTGACTTATCCGCACTATTAACATATTCAGTTGAGTAAGCCAAATCAGCTAACTTCATTTGTCTTGGCATATGTGACACTCTTAACCTACCTGTTTCATTATTTCTGTATTTAGCAATAATTATTTCCATCGTTCCCGCTGTTTGAGAACCGTCCTCCCACGCAACCACACCATTCTTAGCTGGATTATATAAAAATAACACCATATCAGAATCTTGTTCAATAGCGCCGGATTCTCTTAAATGAGATAATGCAGGTCTAACAAGCTTACCAAAGTCTTTATCTATTTCACGGTTTAATTGAGCTAAATTAAATACAGGGATATCTAACTCCATAGCAACTGACTTTACAGCTTTAGACACTTTAGTTACTTCAACTTGACGAGAGTCAGCCCTGCCATGATAATCAATTAATTGTAAATAATCCACAAATAACGCTTGAACACCGTAAAGATCTTTCATTCTACGAGCAGTTGCCTTTAACTGCATATCATTCATTTGGCCTATGCTTTCAATAAATATTGGCAGTTTTTCTATTTTATTCCAAGCTTTAACAAGTTGTTGCCATTCATAATCGGTTATTTCACCAGATTTAATTCTAATAAAACTTATATTCGTTATAAATGCAACAAGCCTTATATAAAGATCTTTAGCAGACATTTCGAGTGAAATAAAACCAACGGGCACACCCGCAATAGCATTATGTAAGGCAAACTGTAAAGCAATAGCCGTCTTGCCCGAACCGGGTCTACCAGCAATAGTAATCATTTCACCACCACTAAATCCCGGACACAATTTATTAAAACTCTTAATATCGGTACTTGCTTTAAATGGTACAGCACCATTTTCTCTGATATTTTTAATCTCTTCCATTGCCAATATGCCGGCCTGCCTAACACTAACAAGTGTATCGTTAGCTATATGATGAGATGAAATATCAAGCAACTTACCTAAAACTAAGTCAATAGCTTTTTTAGAATCAAGATTATTATCAACAGACTCACGTAAATCTTTAGATGACTGATCTAGTAGATTTGTTACAATCCTACTTAAATAAAGATCTTCAAGTAATTTATAATATTCATCTATATTACTAACAACATAATCACTTGACATAATCTTATCTATTAAAAAAGGATCTGATTTTGCTTTAACAGTTGTAATGTCAATAGGAAGATTTTGATGACGCATTGTTTTTAATAAAACAAAAACATCTTGATTTAAACTAGAATAAAACCACAATTTATGGATTTTAATATATTTATCAAGAAGATTGGGCTCCGTTAAAAAACAAGCCAAAATAGATAATTCTAATTCATTGTTATTTTGAGCCAATACCAATCCCCATTTTTTCTATCAGTTCATTCTTTTTAGACTCATCTGGTATAGTTGTAGCATACAGTTTTCTTCTTTCGTCTGAACTAAGCATATACATGGGTATATCAGATACTCCATTAGCCTCTAAAATATCTCTTGTTACAATAACATAATTATCAACAAAATTAACAAAAAAATTTTCAGAACCGCGTAAAGCTGTTTCTATATAAGCAATATTAATTTTTTTACCAGATTTTATTTTCCAAGCAAGTACCCTAGTTAAAACAAAATGTATGTATTCTGGGCTATATGTTTTAAGCCATTTGTTTAACATCGAAAAATAACCGGTATATGAATATGGATCTTGTAGTCTTTTTTTAGGCACACCACAAATATCTACAATTAAACCATTTATTACAGAAGCTTCACCTTTTTTCATTAAACCCCAACCAATTAGAAATCGCTTAATACAATTAAGAATTGTTTAATATAATTACATTGTAAAAATAAAGCAAATATTATTAATCAATTACTTGAACAATATTTTCAACTCTCCCCCAAAATTGAAAAGCCCATTCAGAATCAGGGATTAACTCTGCTATCTCTTTTCCAGACTCATACCATTCCCATCCCTCAATGGACGGCAACATATCCGCACCTATATAATCATGTGTTAAACACAAGGCTTTTAAAGCTCGCTCTAAAACAGATTTATACTCATCCGTCATCACAACTCCTATTTAACAAGATAAAAAATTCCACCAGTAAATAATGCACCAGCACTAAACCAAACATATTTATGCCAATTGGGTTCAGGTTTATTATAATTAATCATAGTATTAATATAATTTTCTTTCATTTTATATGACATAACAACACTATCTGTAACAGATTTACCATAACAAGACAAAGATAATGAAAATTCTTTTGGCTCATAATTAAAATCCGTCTTAACCACTATATTACCAGTCGAAACATATATTGTATCATGAGTATTTAATGTATCATATTTTGTATATGTTATTATTTTAGGATATGGTTTAGATATATAAATAGTATCACTATAAACAGGATATAGTTTTATATCGGAAACAACATCTGTATTTATATTATTTGCATTATTATTATTGTTTATATATAACGCAAATAACAACCCCATTAAAAAACCTATTACCACAATCAATACATATTTCATCACATTACCAGCTTTTCCTTATTCATATTATATCTACAATCTATTATCAGCTACAATAGCTTCTAATATCTCCGCTTTCTTTATAATATCTTCATTTATTTCAATGTCAACAACATTTAACCATTCCCTGATTTTTTCAGATATAGTATTTAAATTAGCTATTGTCTCAGATCTTACATTAGTCTTAGGTATTGTTTTTAACTTAACCAAAACAGAGCCATCATTATCGTCAGAAATCTTACTAAGTTTTTTCTTATTAAACATAGCTGTCATGCCCTCTGGAATATCTGCAACTATTTTAATATCAGTATTCTCTGGCATTTCAAATGGTAGCTCCCCTGAACTAATATAAGACTTCGTTTGTTCTACATCTAATTTAAACTCAACCATTTTTTTAGCCGGCGTATTAACTAATTCTATTTCTGTATTATCGTCGTTAATAGTCCAAACAACAAAACCAACACTATTGGTTTTTTCCGAATAACTTGTCCGATAATGAGGCGCTGAATATCTTATATTTGTTCCAGAAAAAATAACTTGCTCTCTTTTATGGATATGACCTAACATAACCGCAGAAAACTCAGGAACATTGAGATCGTTAACATCAAGCATAACTTCATTACTCACTATCTTCTCATTATTAGCAAATTCTGCACCATACACAGAAATATGCCCAACAACTATTTTTTTATAAATAGTTTCAAATCTTTTAAATTCCTTTATCTTAGATTTATAATAATCACTAGCGTCATCAAATATGCCGGAAACACCCTGCCCTAAACCATTAAATATCATGGGATTGATATATGGTAACATTAACACAGATACCCTATCTCCGCTTTTATCAGATATCTCATGTATATCAACATCATTAAATACTTTTATTTGATATTTAATTCCCGACAAAGAATCAAAAGCAGACAACGAGCCTTTAGGATCATGGTTTCCGCGTATTAAATAAACCGGGGCTATTCCAGACAACTCACCAACTAATCTAATGGCTTGTTTATATTCTTCTGAATTTATCATAGTATTAACATCAAATAGATCACCAGCACCAATAATCATATCAATGTCATTAGTTTTAGCATAATCAATCATCCATTCAAAATTTCTGACACACTCATTAAGGCGCTTAGAAGAAAAATGGGAATCCGCAAAATGTAATATTTTCATTCAAATAAATCCTTTTGTTGTAATTTATTATCAAGGAGCCTGAGAACAAATCTTAGACTCGGAATAAAAGAGTGTTTAACAATCACCTCTTTAACATTATGACGATATTTTAACTTGCCGTTTTTAAATTTTAAAAAATTACCACTATTAAACATTCCGAATTCTACTAATTTATCTCTAACGAATAAAAGATTGGCTTTAGCTTGAGGAGAATTAGGATATCTATGCTCTAATACAATAAACTCAGAATCATAACTAATACTTATCATAATTCAGGCACGGTTTTATTTTTACTGTAATAATTTTTCAACATTCTATATATATTATAAGGCTTAGATTGATCAGGATTAAAAAAATTAACTAACTCATTTCTATGTTTTAATGCAAATTTAAACAGATACTTATTTCTTTTACCACTCATATTATCTCCAACTTTTTTTGTTATGTAATATTTTATCGATTTTCCTCACAACTATAAAACCAAGTCAATAAAAATCAGTTCAAGCATTCTGCCCAATAAGAAATATTACGAGATTTTTTCAAATAGAACCAATACTCAATCTATATTTTTTATGCTAACCGATTATTTGTGTTATAAAATCAAAAAAGACATATAGCCTTTGTTTTAACACAAACTGTCGTTATTGACTTGGTTTAAAAGTCAATCATATTAAGTAATTGCCAATATTTATAATACATAGCCTTGTCAAGGTTTTTAAGTTTCTCAGGAGATACATGGTTGTTATGAAGCTTAGGCGCTTTCTTTTCTTCATTAAACAAAAACTCTTGGCCTGACTTTCTATAGACAATAAGCCCAGCATATTCAGGTATCTCCCTTAATGATAATATACCGTAGGGGGCAACATAATAAAACCTTGAAGCCGTCCCTTTTCCAGAGGCTAGCCTCTTATGTTTTTTTATTTTAGTAAAATCAGCTTTAAAATCACTATAATTTGCTTTTAACTCGTATTCTATTAAAAATTCAGATCGAGTTACAGCAAGAAGATCACATTCCCAATCAAAAGCATATATATTGGGATACGCCCGCATCCAACCAGTACCATATCTTTTTTGTAATTCTATCTGAACCTTCGCCTCATGTACATTCATTAATATTCACTATCCGCTCTTTTATGATTAATGCCGTTCTTTTTCATATATCCATGATATAAATCAGATGCTGTATAACCAGCTTTTAATAAGGCTGAAATAAAAAAATGTAAAGCATCAACCATCTCTTCTAAAAACAAATCAAGACTCTCTTTCTCAGAAACCTTCCACCACTTAGACTTAATATGAGCCTTTGCTTCAAATATCTCATCAACTAATTGAAATAAAATATCTTTTATTTCAGGAATAAAGCTTGTTTTATCAGAACTAAGAATGTGTTTATCAAGCTGTTCTTGCTGACGAAATATTTCAGTCAAATAATCTGTTTTCGTTAAATGAATTTGAAATAATGCTTTTAACTTAAGAAATTGTACATTATTTAAATTATCAACAAAATCTTCAAACCCCGGTAAATCAAAAAATTCAGAACTAATATTCAGATCTACATATTTATCTTCCATTAACACCTCTTATATTTTAGAATAAATAATCAACTCATTATTGTCTTTATCATAATTAATATCAATATCACCTATTTCCGCTGTCTTCCATTCAGATAAAACAGAAATAATGTCAAACATAGAAACATTTACAAAAAAACTAATAGCGCCAATAACTATCTCCGCTTTAATAACCTCTGCTTTATATATATATTTTAAAAATTTATCTTTATCCACAAACATAACAAACTCCTAATACATGGTTTCTAATTTGTCAAATCTAATACTAATTGTTTTTCTAAAAAATTTAAATCTACTTAAAATAACCACATCTATATAATCTGTAATAGCATATGTTGTTGTCGGTATATAAATAACAAAAGAAAGGAAGGGTAATATCCGATATCTAAAAACCCTTCTGTGTTTTAGTTTCTCATCAAGTGATAGCTTGTTGTGTTCTTGCTGTGATAAAGTTTTATTATTTTCATCGCTTGGATTATAATATCTCATACTAACCTCAATTAAATAATTGAGACAACATACTAAAATTATTATAAAAAGTCAACAATAATCAACGCTTATTCTTTATAATATCATCGATCTTCTGTTCTATTAAAAGCATTAATGTTGTTGATACATCTGCATAAAATCTTGCAGTTCCAAATTTTAGTTTGATCTGAGCAAAGCTAAACCCCTGCATTCTTATAAGATCTTCAAAAATCTCGTCTAAAAATTTAGTAACTTCAGGAATGTCTATATCAAGACCATAAAACCTATCTTCAAGAAAATCTTCGTATTTTAAATTAAATTCAATTGCCGTCATAATTAAACCTCCCCAGCTTTATCAAGATCTTGTAATAACCTATCAAAATGATCATTAAAACCAAACTGAGTAATAGCAAAGCTAATTATCTCATCCATAGCATCTATTGAGTCAATAACAGCTCTAATCTTATCTTTTTCGTCATTAGGGATCGTATCATAATAAAGTAAGCCATCTAAACAATCAATTAATTCTGATTTCATATTATAAAACCCTCCCACTTACAACAACTTCCCGTAGTACAAACACACTAAATTCTTCAGCAAATTTATAATCAGGACGATCTGGAAGCCGGCTGTTATCTTTAGCAGATTCAATTTCTTTGAACAATTTTTGTGAGTATGTATTCACTTTTTCTAAATTCCAAAGCCCATTTTTAATATCAATTAACATCTGAGAATCATTTACTCTGTTTACATTAAGCTCTGATGTTTTCATAAGCTCTATTCCCATTACAAGCAATCTTATTAAATGTGAAGCATGTTTTGTATCATAATCAAACCTATCAATAACAGGCTTACGCTTACTGCTATAATACTTAGAATTAAGCCCTTTAGTCATTTTCTGAGATTGTGCATGTGCATATCCTACAAATGCTTTATAAGCAAGCTTACTAAGGAATTTGTCACGGTTTTGAATCAAAATATCTGATATACTAGTTTTTTTGATATAGTGTTCTGGATCAAGCCATAACAACGACATAATATTAGGATTAGAATTTAATAGTAATTGCAAGTATTTTTTAAACTCATAAAATACTATATCAAGATCATCTTTAATAATAGTTAGTGTATTTTTGTTACCAAGAGTACGTGTCCATAGATAATGGTTTGCAGGGGGAATAATAATTCCTATTATGTCTCTATCAGAAAGATCTGAATTTGTACCATAAACAATACTTCCATTCCAACCCAACAATACAGCACGGTCAAATAAATCAAATTTATTATAATCGGACAACGCTTTATTAAAACCAGATATATCTATTCCGGGTGCTGGAGGTTTAATAACCTCAAGTAAATAACTTGGTATTCCATCTATACCATCACCACGATCAATATCAATCCAATAACCATGCTCATTTACTGTTTCTCTATTTGGTGTTGCGTCAACAACTTTACCTAAACTTCTCTTGTCATCTTGATACACAATAACATAATCACCGTTATTAATCTCAACATCTTTTCTATCAAGTGCCTTCATTAGATATCCCTTTAATTTCGATTATAACCTTATCATATTTTTCATATAAATCAGCCATAGAATAATTACTACCTTGACTTGAAGCACCTCTTAGATTCCAATATAAAGCGGTTATCTTATTATTTAATGACTCAAGATCGTAATCCCAAGCAACTATTCTAGGTGGGTTTGTTTTTGAGATCAAAGCAAATTTTTTCATAGTTAATCTACATCATAAAATATTTTAGTAGTAGATGTAGGCACAGCTATTTCACCTTTTATTATCATAATATTATCACCCCAAAAACTAATCTCCTTCTCTAATATTTCTTTATAAAAATCTACATCTCCATAATATTTCTCTTCAAGTTTTTTGATTAATTCTTCTTTAGTTAAAGACTCAATATCTGCACTTCCCTGACTCCCAACAATAACAAAATACATTTAATGCTCCTAAATTTCAGTTGAAACAAATACACGGTTTAAAACACGCTCTGGTTTGAAGCCAAATCTTTGGATATAATCAATGTCTAAATTTACAGATGTAATAAAAACACCAGTTTTTTCTGTGAAACCAGTAATTAGTTTTAAAATATCTCGCTCTAATTCAAGTTTTAATTCCGATGCTTCTTGTATAGTAACTTTAACTTGTTCTAACATATACCTCCTAAGTAAAATTCGGTTAACCCCAAGACGACACAACAGGCAATTGGCTTATTTATGTGTCCGAGTATGCTTGCATTTTAAAAGCCTGCGCGTTTCCATAAGCTCAAGTAATTCGTTGTAAATACCATGCCATCTTACGTTGTATGCTCAACGTGTTCAAAGTTATGAACCTGTAATCAATTAACCGAATTCTTTTAAATAATGTTATTTTATTTATATCTTAATTAAGTATAGACCTGTAGTAATCCATTAATTCAAGTCCTAAAAAATCCTTAGCAAAATCAACAACATTATCTTTATAATAATCAATTGTTTTCATTACTTGTAATATAACCAATAACAGATGTTATTGCAAGTATTAAATTAACAATCTCAACCGGAAGATTATTCGACACAACAAATAAAGGCTTTGTTTTAAATCTTTCAGACATAACAGCTATATTATATATATCAAGAGCATTCTCAGGGGTAAATACTATGTTGTTATCAATTACAGATGTTTTTACTTGATCTCCTTATATGTATAATTCAAAACGACATTTATAAAACACATGGTTTTGAAGAACAACGGGCTCCTCTTCTTGTAGTTTAATAAACTTTATAAGCTCTAGAATCATTTGTTTTATGCCGATATAAAGAACATCTTTTTCATCGATACCGCGCCATAGATATAATGACTAGCTATTATAACAGGTTCAAATGTATTTAATTTAATTAAAACAACCGGACGATCTGGTTTTTCTAATTTACTACATAAGAACTAAAAAAAATATAAGTAGTTTATTTTTCATGTTATTGCCTTGATACTTGAATTATTGTACTTTTTAACAAGGCCAATACTTATTAATTCACATTTTGTTATTGTCGTAATACCATTTGAATTAATAAAATCAATAACCCTGAACGATGGGGCTGGATATAAACCAATACAACCATCAGCGGCCTTATCAACTAAATCCAAATTAGCAATCAACCCTAAATTTTCATCATAATAAACATGTGCTCCTCCAGCAAATCGATTTTTATTAAAACCAATCAGAACGGGAATGTCTTTTACATTAATACCAGACAAACACTGTTTCGTAAACAATGTGCCGGAGCTATCAACAACGTCTGGCTTAAAACAAACCACCGTAATTTTATTACCATTACCATCTTCGTCTTCGTTATCATAATATTTAGACACAAAAACAGAATCAATATCTTTTAAAATCATGTCTTTTGTTGCAATTTCATATAAAACCTTTCCATAGTCAGTGAAGATAACGCGGCGCACATGACCCAAAACGCTTACCTGATTAATACTAACAAAAACCTTTTCACTTAAATCAAAATTACTTTCAAACATTGTCCGACTCCTCATATTTAATAATCATTTGTTCTCCTGACTTACCGGCTGAATAAGCCATTTCAAGAGCATCTGTTATATAATATACATCATTAAAACCCCTTGAAAGAGTAGCATCTTCAGGCTCTCCATCAGCAAACCGTAGTTTTAATTTACCGTTAACACAAATTTCAATAGCATTTTTATACTCCATTTCTTCAATCTTTTTTGACGATCTAATAATTGATTTTACTATCATTTTTTATACCTTTTTTTAGTTGTATTTTCCCATTCCCAATATTAACCTATCCCCCTGAATTATTAGACTTAGCCCTGTTTTGGCAGTTTGCTAATACACACTTTAGTCGTATAATACTATGTTAAATGTCCATAAGTTTTTCTAAAAAATTAATATGTCTTTCAATTATACGCATTTTCTTGTTATATTTAATCCTATTAAGTCTGGCCTTATCTGAGCCAACAAAAAACGAATTGCACTCAAATTCTTCAAAATTATGCCATCTTGAAGAATCGTTGCAAAACTTTTCATATAGTCTTTCTACATATTTTTTATTTTTCAACTTTCTTCTTAGTTTTGATATCCTCAATTGTAATTCCTTTCTGCATTTAACACCGGCTTGCAGTTGACCGCAAACGCGGTCTGCCTGCTTCACCTGATTTTCGGTTGCGGCAACTGAAGCCTATCCGTTATAATGCTTTTAATCTATCTATAAGTACATCTGCCAACTTCTCAAGTTTGTAAAAATTCCCTTGCACCAAGTTATTATCTTTAGCATTATCAAAACCCGTGGCTAACTTGTTGATTTTCTCAAGTAAACGATAATAAGAATCCTTTTGATGTTTGTATAAATTAGACAACACATCGATTGTATATGGTTTAAATTCTTTATCTGGCGATGTTCTGTAGTGCATAATTCCGTTAATAATTTTTTCTTCTAAACCCATCATTAATTCCTTTCGCATTATAACCCGCGTATGCAGCGGACACTACACACGCCGGGTTGATTCTGTCAAAATTAGCGCTCCGCTGATATGCCAATCGTTAGTAAGCATATTTACCACAATAAGGACAATATAAACTTGATGTATTATTACCTTGTAACATATAATCATTATCAATAATTGCTATAATCGCAAATTCAATTCCGCAATGCATACATTTTATTTTTATTACATCAAAAGGAACAAATATTTTATGCTTACTAACAATTCGCTCAACTTGACGGCTTTCGCCGTCCGGTTTCTTCTTCACACTACGTCCTTTCTGCGGCAAAAACCGCAAGTTAGCTTTGTCTGTTAGCCGGACTAAAACATCCGTGGTTTGTATAATTTAATAATATCTTTTTTTGTGTCATAAAAATGGTTCACAATATGCTTTTTTTTACTTTCTTCACTTTTAAAGCAATACGTTTTTTCGCATAAATCACAATAATACTGGTTAACAATAGCATTAACCGGAATTGAAACGCTGTCCGGTTTATCTTGTCTATTGGCTGTTTTCTTATTCTCTTGCATATCATGTCACTTTCTTAAAGGTTTCAATCCCGTTATGCTTTGCCCGTTAGGTTACCATAAATATTTATCTTCTATAAATCTTTTTACAATCACACCGTTCTTTATATCATTACACCCAAAAAAATCTTCCCATTTTTTTTCGATACAATCCCAATTAGCAAACCACAAATATTTGTAAAGACCTAAATCACCTTGGCGATGTAATTCCACCAAACATTTTCCACAATCTAACGGTTTTTCATCTGGATATGATTTCCAGTTTAGCCTAACAAAACGTTCAGTTGTGCTAATTATATAAAATATCGGCGGCTCATTCTTATCATCCGATAAGCGAACCATAAAATCATCGGGCAGATAAGGATTCTTTTTAAATTTCATCCCATTTATTACAATTTCTTCCATTACTAACCCCTATATATAAAAATCGTCAGCTAACCACCGATTCAAGCTGACGGCGGAACGCGTCGCCAGCCATTAATTATCGTACTACGCCGCAGCTTAACCGCAGCGTTAGCCAGCCTTTGCATCTTCACCGGCTAAAATAACATCAATAACTTGCTGTACATATGGCTCATCTTGATTACATACATAATATTTATTTTTCTTTGGAATTAAATTTAAATCATATAACTTTTTTAAAGCATTTGTAAAATCCAACAATGCTTCAATTTGTTCGTCATTGTGTTTTTCTAAATCAATAGACAAATATTTCCAGTTAATTACCAAAAACTTTTCTTCATATTCTGCCATTTTTATAATTCCTTTTTTTTAATATCTTATTTGCCCAACAATTCATTCAACCCGAACCGCTAACGCGGTCGGGTTAATTCCAGCGTTATACCGCTGTTTTAAATAATTCTTGTTGTAGCGGACTTTTTTCTAATTCGTTCCCATATGCATCCCAGCCTTGCCTTTGCTTTCTTGCAAAAAGTTCTAACTTCTTTGCATTTGGGAAAAGACGTTCAATTATCTCAAAAGAAATTTCTGGTTTTTTACTATGTTTTGTTGTCTGCTCCGTAAAGACAGAATGAATCTTACCACGTTCTGCTTTTGCTACTGGAAGCATTTTGCCCTGATAACAATAAAATAAATACTCATGCCCATAACGAATTGTAAAAGCCGCAGGAATACCAGTTACTTTATTCCATATCATTCTTGCGTGTATTTTATAATCGAGTATCCTTAATATTTGATGCGTTTCTTCTAAATATTTATCAATCACCCACAAAAAAAGAATATGGTTTTCTTCTCCTAAAAGGGAAGCATTATATAAATATGAAGTTATCGCACCTAAACTCATTGTCGGATAAATCAAATCAAGACCAGATGATTTTTCCCTTACACTTTTTTTACCACCTCTTTTTTGCTTCCAAGGCGGATCTGCTAAAATAATATCGTATTTTTCCATTCTATCCTTTTAGTTAACAATGTGCTGTAATGGAACGAGCACGTGCCCGGTTCCCGTTAATTTGTTGTTGTGTGCTCGTCCCCTGAGCCCCAGCCGTTAGCTGTTTTTCCATAATTTACACAACGGCATAATAGGCTCAACGACAAGGCTGTCGAAATACCATTCTCTTACCCATCCATCTTGAAAATGAACACATTCAGCACTACAGTTTTTCATTCCATTTATTGCGCAAGGCCTCTTTAGCATTTTTAGTTTATGCTCTTTAATTTTCTCAAGTGCCTGTTCTTGTTCTTTTTCGTATTGCTGTTGTTGAGCATCTTCCTTTTCTTGTTTATTTTGTTTGTATGTTCTTATCGGGTGTATTAGCACAGCTAACAATGGCATCAAGTGGGAATTTAAACGCGTCTCGTTCCCGTCATTGTCTTTCTTTTCTTTAGTTTTTTTACTCATAAAATACCTCGCTTTTCTGTTTAAATCCCCTTATGCCTGACCGTTAAACGCTTTTCGTTTACGTACAGTATCTATCAAACTATCAAGCGTGGTTTGCAATATCCATCTACGGCATATTAACCTTTCTAAACCACCCTCAGCCCATTTTATATTTTCAACAAAACCACACTCATCTCCGTAGTCACAATAATAAGTTACAACATCGTCTTGGTTTGGCTCACCATCTTTTATGTCATTAAAATGGTCTATTAAACTATACATTTCTTCAGCAGAGTATTCCATTTATAAGTCCTTTCTTCGCGTTTAACAACGGCATTAAACCGACGCTAAACGCGTCGGATGTTCTAACTTTTTAGAACTATACGCACGGCTTATGCCTGCTCCGTTGGGCTAAAATCAACACACCTTTTCAATTTCATTTAACAGAACCCGTGATATACTTTTATTTCCGTCAAACTGAACAATAGCTATTTTTTCCGGCCATGCCATACCGCCATCATATCTATGCCTAAAAGATTCTCTGATAAATATTCCAAATTTTGTTTTTATTGTATAACTTTTAGAATTTAGCCAATGATAATACACCCATTTTATTTTATCGCCTTTTTTAAATTCCATATCACATCTCCTACACCGCCCAACAATTTATTCAACCTGACCGAAAACGCTGGGCGGTTTTTGCGTTCACGGTCATATATTTAATGCGTTTTCGGCAGGTTAATTCTGCCGTTAGGCTTTAAAATAATCTGTTTTATCGAATAAATAATAAAATATGAATCCGAATAATGATACAATTAGCTTTGATAAATAAAACTCATTACTATTAATAGCATTAATACCGGCATAAACCATAAAAAACAATGAATGCCCAAGTAGAAGCCCTTTTATGTAATTTTTCATATTTCATTCTGCCTAACCCCGGCGTGGAACTGACACCTTTACACGTCGAAGTCTGTTAGTTCATGTTTTATACGGCACAGCTCATGCCGTAATCGTTAGGCTTATTTACCCAGTGCCATCCTAATTAATTGGACATCTTGTTTATAATCATCATCATATTTATCGTCGTCCATTAATTTATTATATTCAGATTCAAGATTAGTATGTGCTTTCATTTCATCATCAAGCCACGATACAGCCGCATTCAATGCTTTTTCAAGAATTAATTTGTCGACTTTTTTCATAATATTTACCTCGTTATTTATAGTTTTTTCGCCTAACCAATCGCTCAACCGAAACAAAAAACGTGTCCGCTGACGCTTGCCCGTTATATGCTGCGTAATTTATCAATAAACATTTGTAACGAATCGCATCCATATTTACCACTATACCACACACCGTCAACAAAGAACTGACCAGCAAATCCAACATCATCTGGCTCTATAAGTTCGATTTCACTAAAATATTCTTTAAAAACAACATCTAACAACTCGCTGTAATCGGAACGCAAACGCGTTCCTTTATTTCCTGTATCATATTCACTTGATGACCATTCTGGATTATTTTGTTTTGGTAACATAATTTAAAGTTGCAGATTTAAAATCAATCATTTTAAAAACTCTTATCCCGTCAGGTGATGCAAGAGCAAATGTTTGGTTTGTTTTCATTTTTCCAAGAGTATAATTTGTTAATTCATTCTTTGTGCTGTATGAACGCCTATAGTTTGAAAGAACAACCTTGCCTTTTTGAGCCATTAGTATTTCAATAAAAGTTTCCTGAAGCGGTGTCATTTTGTATGTCATAAATTTTTTAGAAAATTCAATTAAATCTGTTTCTGTATTTTTAACAATAGCATCAACCGGAATTGAAACGCTGTCCGGTTTGTCTTGTTTAATTGCTTCATTTTTGTTCATATCTATCTCTCATTCATTGCTTTACGGTTTCAATCCCGTTATGCTTTGCCCGTTATAAAACTAATTCATAGTTTTTAGTAATTTCTTTTTTAAACCAAGAATCCGCATTGCGCCAAGAGAAGCTAATTTATTTCGTTCATCACTTGTCCATTTTCTAAACCTTGTGCTCTGTTTTGGTTTCCTAACTTCTGTCACGGTGTATACTGGTGGTTTTTCATAATAATTTGCTTTTCTTTCTTCAACTGAAAACAATCCTGCTCTTTCAGGGATTTCAGTTAAAGCAAAATCAGCTAATTCGGAAGGTACGGCAAAATAAAGATATTTAAACAAAGACGAACCGTGATTATGCCACTTATCCTTATCTTTTTTTAGGTCTGCTTTTGAGACCTTTATTTCTATTTCAGTTGCATAATTATTTTTTGTTAGCCTTACTAAATCGCACTCATAATCTAAACCAATTCCCCAATAAACATTTGGAACTATTAAATTCTGTCTGATATTAAGATGTTGCATTAAAGCAACTTCCATTTCTATTGTTTTCATATTATCCTACGTTTTATAACACCGGCTTGCAGTTGACCGCAAACGCGGTCTGCCTGCTTCACCTGCTTATTTCGGTTGCGGTAACTGAAGCCTGTCCGTTATACACTCAACCCATTAACATCGGCTCCCTTCTCAAAATATTTAGATAACCTATTATTAATAGCAGATATTATATTAACCACTATACTATTAACAACAGAATTAAATTTAGGATTTGTATTATATATAGCCAAAGCTTTTTCTGCTTCTGCTTTAGCATTATTTTTATCAAAGCTATCAATATAAGCGGTACTATACACTCCCATTACAATAATATTTACAATATCAGCTCTAAGACTACCAATATCTTCTGTTATTATTGGTGTTAAACCCACTCCGCCTCCAATCTACTTATTTCTTTGTTTATTAATTCAAGTATCTTCCATTTATTTCTACTATAACTTCCCTTAAAATTAAAAACAACCGAATCAAAAGTACCATCAACAAATTTTATATAAAAATATCTCTCTGCTTGCGATATTAATCCCCTCATAGCATCGCTGTCAAACAAATCATAATGATAAATCTTTGTAATAGATGTTTGTATCATTTCGTTTCCTCTGTATTTATTTTATTAGTCTTAGCTTTATATTCTAAAACAGTCAAACCCGGTATTACTTTGGAGAACACACGCTCTTGATGCTTTGTACGAATAATTAAAACATCTTTAATATCTACTTGGTTTTGAGCGCAAATAACATCAGCATCAATATAAACACGTTTTCCATTGTCATTCATATATTTAGGATAACACACATATTTATAAGCCTTACCATAAAAATTTTTCATATAGATATTAGGATTCATTTTTTAATACTCCTATTAAATTCAGGACTTGAATCAACAAAAGTAAGACTAAGCTCATCAATTAATTCCAAATATAATGGATCAAATACTTTTTTACGATTTAGATAAATAAGACATACATTATGATCTTTATGTTTACAAAGCCCCGGAATATCAAAATCCCAATAACTACATATTTTAACCTGCTTACCACCACGAAACATTGTTTCTTCTGTATAATCTTTACAAATTTCAGCATTAGTCATAATTTTACACCCAATATAGCGCTAAAAATAACCCCAGATATTGTTTCGGAACTAACAACACCAGATTGTTCTTTGTATTTGAATTGGCACATATACACACCAGATGGTAACGCAGTTATTAAAACAATAGAACCACCTAAGTTTTCAAAAACATTAATCGCTAAATCAATATCGGCTATAATTCCTGAATCATCATCAAAATGTATTTGAGATTTTACATATTGAAGTTCTTGGGGTTGAGAAGGGCATAAAAAATAATCAAATGTTCTTCCCGTTTTTTTATATAAAGGATCTCCGGGAGAAATGTCTATATATTTTCCAAATTTCTTATTAAAAGCAATAATATTACGATTTATAAACATATCCATAATTAGTCCTGATTAACAAGATTAGAAATTACCTTAACAATAACATCGGTTTTATCAAAACTATCTCGATTCTGATATACCTTCGCTTTTAATTTAGCTTCTTCTGTTGTTGTTGCAACTACAAGCTCTTCAATTACTACCTTATTGTCTTCAACTACAATCACTTCGTACAAGCTTTTCATTTGCTCTCCTATATTTTCTGTTACCACATTACGATACCATATTGAAACTTCTTCACCAGTATCATATCCAAACCCAGTTATTTCTATTTTTGGTATCATAATATTCTCCAAATCATCGCAATAAATACTACTAAAATTAAAACCCCTAAGTTCTTTTGATTCTTTTACTATCTGATTTATTATTTCAGACACATGTTTATCATGATAATATCCAAAAAGCTTTGTGTGATTCAAATCAACCCCCTATTTTATTCCAAACATTGTTTTAAACATATTTGGTATATCTACATTATCCTTATTAATGTTGGAATTAGAATCATGCTCAGATGAAAAGCAACCAAAAAGAACATCATGACATTTATCACAATAAGTATAATGCTTTGATTTAATCATCTCAGAACCTTTGGCAAGTCGGAATACGACAATACCACATTCCTCACAAATTATTTCCTTCATTATTTAACAATCTCCGACAAATTCTTAATTATTTCAATTATTGTTATTTTAAGATAAGTAAAAAGAGATTCACCGGGATATCTTTCATCAAGCTCTGAACTCCAAATCGTAGTACCAAGAAATATTATCTTTGCCTCGATACCATCAAATTTAAGTAAAACAGATAATGGTATTGTCGCAGCGTCTTGTGTTTTTAAATTAAGCCACTCGTTTATATGAGATACCGCAGCCAATTCTTCTTTTAATTTTTCTGCCATAATCTACCCCTTTATTTGTTTTCCTGATTCTTTAATTAATTTACCGCTTGGTTCTTTTGGTGGCTTCAAAGATTCATCACTCAAAGGAACAATATCTTCAATCTTTTTTTCTACACCATTCTCATTGACTTCGCTATACTCCGCCTCATCCCCATCGTCTGTCTCAATATAAGTCAATTCAAGCTCTTTTGCAAGAACTGTAAAAATATTAAGCAAACCTACTATTTTAGACAATAAAAACTTATAAAAAGTAAAGGTATTGTCATTGTCAAAATAACTCAAATATTCTGTACCTGCACTATCCCACAATATCCAGTGCCCTAAAACAATATATATATTGTTTTTTTTACCTAATTTAATGTCTAAATCAAAATCACTTAGTTTAATCTTAGCGCTAGTAATTGCTAAATCAAAATGAAGTTTAATATCTTGTAAAATTGCTTGTAACTGATCTGCTGTTACATTAGCCCCATCAAATTTCTCAGGCTTGTTTGGAAAGTTCTTGTTACCACGAAGCCAAATATTATCATCATGTATTGTTATTTGGCGCTGCGGCGCGGGCTTTGATTTGTGTTTAATTTTTCGTTTCGGTTTTGACATAATTACCTCAATTAAGTTGTTTGCTTATAATAAGCATAATATAAGCATTGGACTTAAATAATGCAACTTTAATTAATCTTAAAAACTTATTATATAATTATAGAATTTCTATATCCACCCCCGTTGTATTTTTGGGTATAGGTAGAAAATATAATGTTGCAAATATATATTTAATACATTATATTATTGTTATACCCGTTGTATTATTGGGTATAAGTAGTAATGGTTTTTTTAATTTCAAGCAATGGTATGGAATGAAAACAGCAACCAGAATAAATACAGAATTAGCAATTATTATGAATACCAAAGGCCTGAGAAAACCATTGGCTTTATATTTTCTGATAAAATCTAAATACAAACACACTATTATTTATAATGTAAATTATAATAAAATAGGTAATATTACTGGTTTAAATCCTAAAACCGCAAAAAAATATATTTCACAATTAAAATCATTAGGCTTAGTTAAGTTCGTAGATAATAACTTACTATTTATAGGACTTAATAAAGTCAAAGAAAAATTTGATATTCACACACCAGATGTTTATGTAGAAACAAGACCATGGACTAAATTTAAAGGTATGTTAGATAGAATAGATTATTCTATCATTAAAAACAACGGAAGACAACAAGATTACAGAAGAGCTCTACGTTCTGAACAATTAAAAGGAACAATTCTTGATGGAAGAGAAAAATCAAAGGTAGAAAAAGCCAAAAAAGAAAATGGCTTAGACACCGATGATAAAAATGCTTTCACAGAAAAGAACACTGACATAAGATTCAGTAGTCGACAGTTGTCAAAGTTATTAGGCATATCTCATACATCTGCAAACCTACAATTAAGATCATTACAAAACAAAGGTTATTTGCAGGTAAAACAAAAAATAGAAAAAATTAAAGATATGATCTTTGATGAAAATTCTATTGGTTACATTAACATGCTGAATAAGGTCTCCCCCGGTTATTATTTCTTTAACAGAGGAAAATTATATCAGCATTTAGGAGTTTCTTTGTTCTTTCTCGTTTAGTTATTTTTTAGCCAAAAGCAAAAATATTACAATCCATAAAAGGCCTTTGCAAGACTTTAGCAGTTTAATTAGAAGGCTGTCTTAGAGGTTATAAGAGAATGAATGTTCTAAATACAAAGGTATCTCCTTTAAAAAAGCAAAAAAAAATTGATTTTTATTTTATTGCCGGTATAGCTCAATAGGAAGAGCATCTGTTTTGTAATCAGATTGTTGTGGGTTCAATTCCTGCTGCCGGCTCAAAAAAAAATGCCTTGGCTACTTAATTAGAACCAAGGCATTTTCAGTTTAATTTACAAATATTTTATATGTAAGCTTTTGTATTATGTACCATAGCAATGCCCCATATATCATATACATCCAATGTATCCCCGAAAAATACCACAATGAAATAATAATAATAAGAACGCTAATGTTTTTGAAGTTATGGTACCCGTCATAAAAAATAGGATGTAGTGGCAACCATTTCCATAATTTACGATGCTCATCACTATCATTAGATCGAAACCATTTAAACCAAAATCTATTTTTGATTTTTGAAAACATTGATTTATTATACCAGTTTTTAAAATCAATTATTTCTTTAAGACGATCTAATAAAGCCAGAGTAAAAACTACTAATAAAAACACCTGATAATTTTTCATTTGGATTCCTTTAAACTTTTAATACAAATAGAAATTATTTCTTTGAATTGTTCTATATTTAAATCCATATTCATATAGCTTCCTCGTAATGGATATTTATACCAATCCAGATAAAATCCAGTTGGCTTGTAAAGAAAATTGTGTTTTGTTAACATACAATCATCACTATGATCATTTTCTGCTAAAAATTTATGCCAATGTTTATCGTAACTACAAGTACATATAACACCACAGCCTTGCCATGGATTTTTTTTATTGTAACTTAAATCATATTTTTTGTATAAATCACATAGTTTAGACTCAAATAAAAGTTTTTGATTACGATCTAAATCAATAATACTTTTTATATTGAATTCATCGCAAAATTGTTTTTCAAGTTTATTAAAGTCAGATAAATAACAATCGTCTTCATGTTCATTTTCTTCGGCAAACTTTCTGGCTTTTTTATCGTACTCACAAGTACATCCACCAGAATAATATTGTCTTAATTCAAATATATCATTACTATATGACTCAGGATAATATGTATCAGTATCAAGCGCTATCGTTAACGCTTCAAAAGCTGAATACCATGTACCTGTTCTTGGTACAAAAAATAATTCGGACTCAGTTTCTTTTTTTGTAGTCTGTGTCATAAAAACCATCTCCTTTAAATATAATTGGTGCTGTACCAGCATTATAATTTCTACTCATCCTACGACCACATGTAGCGCATAGAAAAGTAATTTTATCATTGATAAAATCTTTGAATGTAGATTCGGATATAAATTCTTCATGCTGATTACCGCAATAACTGCATTTAAGATCAATCGCTTTCATTTTTTATTCCTTCAAGTATATCTTGTATTTTATTTGTAGCCCAAAAAACAACTTTCTTAGTTTTGGTGATGTTTTGTGAAATTAGCTTCATATTTTTTGCAACATAAGCGCCATGTACTCTGGCAGAAAATATATTAAGAGTCATTGGTCTTTTATCATTTTTATTTTTTTCTAAAACAACGGGAATTACAGGTAAAAACATATAACATGAAACAACGGCATTCTTTATGCTACCACATTCATATCTTGCTTTTATTCCAGATTCTAAAAATTCAGCCCTGTGTTCACACCTGTAACACAATCCAACAGCTTTTTGTGTATGATCCATTAGATACTCCAATCATTTATTATTAACCGGTTTATATCGTAATGAAAAACTATCATGGTTTTTCTTGTTGGGTATTTTCAAAAATTGTTTTTGAATATCCCACATTCTTTTAGCTTGTACAAAAGCATGTATTGTTGATGAGAATATTATTTGAAAAAATAATATAATATATACAATCCATGCCGTTGGCAACCAAAACCAGTAATTTTCCTGACTAAACTTAATAAACTTATTCATTATTTGTATCTCCTTCATTCATAAACATTGTCACAGCTAAACCCAATACATATCTATCTGACACTGGCTCATTATTAAGTATTCTACCTAAAGTTTCGTTACATATTTCCCCCAGTCGGTTTCCCGATAATGCTAAACTTGCAAATGTTTCTTTCCATAATAATAATTCCTTTATAGGTGTTGTCTTTAATTTTTCAAGCATTTCATACGAAGCTGGATGTGGTTCTGTGATATTGAGTGTTCCTGATATATTTGGTTCTTGTTTTGGTTTATTACTCATTACTGACTCCTAATTTTATATTAAAATACTATATTAATAGTAATATAGCAAAACTTATTTCTTTGTTTTTCTCTTCCTAGGAGGATCAAGAACTTTCATACAAAATTTTTCAAGCTCTAATTTTGACATTTTATTATCTTCATCATCATAAATATCGAATATATCAGCAACAAAAGAATTTACAAACATATAAAAAGCCGCTTGTTTTCTTTCCGCAAGTTGTTTTTTTGTTGCTTTGCTTGTTTTAGTTGTTTTCTTTTTCATATTAACCAATCGCAGAAACTAATGTAAAATCTTTTATATCGAATTCAACAATTATTTCAGGAGTGTCATCATATCTATTTCCTGCATTTCTTTTATCTATTGTAAATTTAATTGGTCTTATTAATTTTGTATTTACAAATCCAGTACAGTTTAACCAAGACACAGAGAACAGTGATATTGTGTTTTCAGGAGATCTTATTAGAGTATCATATTTTGAAAGTGATAACCAAATAGTTTTATATTTACCGTATTCGTGTGATCTTGTTTTATGTTCTATCATAATTGTGTATTGATTCGGTACAATGGTTTCAATTAATGATAACGGTTTAGACATTGTTCCAAAATATGATATTCCTATATCAATAGGGCTTGCTTTTTTAAAATGGTGGATCTTGCCTTTGTTATTGAGGAATTGTTTGTTAATTTGTTTTGCCGCAATAAGAGCGTTGTCAATATCCGTTTGAGTTTCGTAGTATGGCATTGTTTTTCCTTTACTTAGGTGGTTTTAATATAACAAAGTTCACTATATTATGCAAATGTTTATATACCGTACAATTGTTAACCATAGTTAACAGGAATTTACCTATCATTTTTTTGTGTTATAGTATTAGCTGTTTACGATTTATTAATATATCCATATCTGATACTATCTATAATTACCTTTAAATACAATGCCTAACTGATACCATCGCCATTATTGAGTTAAAGTGTCAAATGGTATAATTGCCCGAAACGGCTCGACGTTTTATTTTCTGCATTGGCTGGTAAGTACTTACTTACAAGATATATAAATTTGAATAAACGGGGCATCTTACTGTTTTTATTGAAGTTAGCTATTAAAAATTATGGTAAATTAGTAAAATTATAAATTTTTATAACTGCTCAGTTATGAAGTTATCAAAAAAACTTTTTAAGTTAAATATTTATTTATTAAAGACTTACGCACTTGTTTTATATTACATAATATAAGACACGTAACCTATTGTTTTTATTGAAGTTAGCTCACTTGAGATAATCTAAAGTAAAATCTGTAAGTTATTGTTTTTATTGAGGTTATGCCCCCTGCATCGGAGTTTAAAACAGGTATAAATCTAATATCTACAAGTCATTGTTTTTATTAGAGTTAGTAATTATATCTAAGTTTTTATATTGTTTTGTATTGCAGGCTATCTCTTAACCGTTACAAAAGTCTCTTTTTTTGATGTTTTTTGCTCTTGTTTTACGTAAAGCATTGTTTTTATTAGAGTTATCCAATATATATCGGTTTCTCCTGTTTTTTTTGTGCCAATACAATATAATTTGCATAAATATTCAATATCTTGCATAAATATACATTTAAGTAGATGCTAAACCGTTAGGCTGAAGAGTAAGTATTCACTTTTCGATTTAAATTAAATAAAAACAAGGTTTTAACTAAATTTTTAGTG